GAGCTCGCACGGCTGAAGGTTTCGCTGGGTGCCTACGCCTATGCGGGGCAGTTCCAGCAGCGGCCGAGCCCGCGGGCTGGCGGGATGTTCAAGCGTCACTGGTGGGGCCGGTTCGGGGCCTTCGACCGGAGCGCCGCCGAACTGATCGTCCAGGTCTGGGATACGGCGTTCAAGGAGAAGACGACTGCCGACTACTCGGTCTGCTCGACCTGGGCGACGACGCCGACCGGCATCTACATCCTCGACGTCTTCCGCGAGCGGCTCGAGTTCCCCGAGCTGAAGCGGAAGGCAAAGGACCAGTTCGAGAAGTGGCGACCGAACGCCGTGCTCGTCGAGGACAAGGCATCGGGGCAATCGCTGATCCAGGAGCTTCAGCGGGACACCTTGCTACCGGTAATTGCCGTCGCGGTTGACCGCGACAAGATCGCCAGGGCCGCGGCGGTCACGCCCTACGTGGAAGCCGGGAAGGTGATGCTTCCCGAGTCGGCACTCTGGGTCGACGACTGGATCGAGGAGCACGCGGCTTTCCCGGCGGGTGCATACGATGACCAGGTCGACACGACAAGCATGGTGCTGAAATACCTGTCCCCGGACCTTGACACACCCATCGTCACGCCCGGAATGATCGCAGGCTCGATCCTCGCTGGGAGGCGCCGTTAGTTGGCTAGAGCAGCAAAGCAGGCAAGCACCGTGAGGGTTGATCCTCCTGTGTCTGGCGTGACGGCGACGTCCGCCGCGGTCGCCCGCCAGACTGCGCCCTCCAACGCGCTCTCGCTGTTCGGCTGGACCGTGATCCCGCGGCGCGCTGCCCAGGCAATCGACGTCTCACGGCTCGACGTCCGGCGGATGTCCGCCCAGGCGCTGCTCTCGATCCTCTCTGACATGTCGCCAGAAGTCTCTCTCGCCCTCTGGAACGAGCTCCGGCTGACGGTGGGCGAGTACCGCCTGATCGCCAAGAAGCCGACTGGCGACACGCCCGACGCGACGGCGCAAGCCGCGGTCGACGAGATCGTGGCGGGCGTGAACCAGAAGGGCGGCGGGCTCGAATCGCTGCTGGTCCAGTGGGTCCAGACGCTCTTCCTCCAGGGCGCCGCGGCTGCCGAGTTGATCCCGACGGAGGACCTGAAGGATGTCTCGGACGTGATCGCCGTCCAGCCCTACATGATCGAGTACCGCCGCGATCCGAAGGGCGCAATGGCGCCCTGGGCGCCTGATCTGAAGGGCGAGGTCAAGGCACTCAACGAGCAACTCTTCTGGTACGTGCCGCTGGACTCCGAGCCCGACGATCCCTACGGCCGAGCGCCGGCCTCGCCAGTGATCGGCGAGGTGATGTTCAACCTCCAACTCTTCGCCGACCTGAAGGCCGCGATCCACACGAACGCCTGGGGCCGACTCGACGTCACAGTACTCAGAGAGTTGGTTCAGGCCGTTGCGGTGAAGGTATCCCCTGGCAACGCGACCGAGGCGGCCCGGTGGATGGAATCGCAACTCGGAGAGATTCAGAGCGTCTATAACAGCCTCCAACCCGACGATACGTTCATCCACTGGGACTGGGTGAAGGTCGGGAATGTCGACAGCAGCGGCAAGGTCCTCCAGATCGCGCCGCTGATCCGAGTGCTCGAGCTCAGGACCATCCGGGCCCTGAAGCAGCTCCCCATCCTAATGGCGAGCAACGAGGGCACGACCGAGACTCACGGCACGGTCCAGTGGCAGATCTACGCCAAGGGGATCGACGCACTCAGACGCAAGGTCGGCTGGCTCGCCGAGCGGATTCTGAAGACGGCGCTCGAGCTGCGGGGCATCCAGGCGCGGGTCGAGATCGAGTGGGAGCCGCTGCGGACCACTGACCGCAAGCTCGACGCCGAGGCCGAGGGGTTGGAGATCGCCAACGAGATCGCGAAGCGGGATCAGGGGTGGATAACCCAGAACGACTCCAGCATCGCGGTCACGGGCACGAAGGCGGTCGGCGAGGCTCCCGTTGCATTACCCGCACCCGTGCCCGCCACGTTGACTGTGGCTCGAGATTCGTTGCCGAATATTCGGCGAGTCAATCAGCCCGCCGTGCGCATGACCGAGCCTGCCATGGTCGGCGACTTCCGCGTTAAGGTCAGAGCAGCGTTCGCTGACCTTGCCGATCGGTTCCCGGCCGCGAAGATCGCCGAGCAACTTGCATCCGATGCCGAGCAGTCCATCGCCAGGGTGGTGTCCAGCGAGGCCGTCCGCGTCGACTACTCCGCCCGTGCGAAGGCGCTCGTCGACGAATGGTTCCGGGGTGAGGGGCAGGTCTGGGCCGAGGACTTCGCGGCCTCGCTCGAGTCCTACCATGGCCAGACCTGGAACTACGGCGGCAAGCGAGCGCTCGCCGAGCTCGGGATCGACGGCGACTTCGACCTGACGAACTCTGACCTGCTCGACCGGATCGGCGAGAAGGCGGCAAGCCAGGTAGCGCGGATTAACAGGACGTCCGCCGACTCGCTGACGAGCGCGGCCGTCAGGGCGCTCGAGGCGGGCGGTGGCAAGGCCGAGATCACGCGGGCACTCGAAGCCGAGTTCGCGGACTGGGCCGGCGAGCGCTCAGCGCTGATCGCCAGAGCCGAGTTCGGCGACCAGATCGGGGCCGTGTCCCACGAGGTGTACCTGCGCAACGGCGTGCCGGAGCGGGACTGGGTGACGATGCGAGACGACAAGGTCGAGACTATCTGCTTTGAGAACGAAAACGCGAGTCCGCTGCCAATCAGTCAACCATTTCCGTCAGGCCACATGGCGCCTCTAGCCCACCCCCGGTGTAGATGCCACGCGGCTGCTCACCTGCCTGCTGACTGGCAGGCGCCCGAGACGCCCTGGACGGGGGGATAGACGATGGGGCTCGTTCCACCGCCGCCACCTCCAGCGCCGAGGGGCTATCGATATCCGACCCGAAGCGAGCTGCTCGACGAAAGACTGCGCGACCTCGACCGCATCCTGGCGCGTGAACTGAACGAGCCCTGGCGACTCAAGGCGCCGTGGTTTGAGGGTCTAGCCGATCCTGCGAAGCCTGAGAAGCCGAAGCCTGACCACTGGGTCAAGCTATGAAGAAGCCGAAGCCCTGCCCTGTCTGCAAGCGCCAACCGTGCGTCTGTCCGCGGCCCGACCCGCGAGTGAATCCGCCGACGCCCGACCCACGACAGTCGCCTGGAATCTAAGGAGTAGAAGATGCCTGACACTCAGCCTACCGTCAATAGCCTCCCGGCGGGCAGCTTCCGCTCGCTCATTCGGGCGACTGAGGCAGGCGTTCCACCGCCCGATGATCTCGCGGCGATCAACCGACTCTCGCAACGCGCGCTCGCACCTGACGAGGTATTCGCCTTCCCCTGCGTGCCGTCGACCGATCAACTCGACAGCTACCTGACCAGGATGGCGCTGAGCTCCCTTCAGAACTATGCTGCCGACGCATCGGCCGGCGTCGCCCTCATGAACTCGCATCGCACAAGCCCCTGGTACGGCGGGGTCGAGCTGCCTCTCGGCCGGACCTATCAGGGCTCGGTCCTGACGGACGAGACCGGCCAGGCGACCGCGCTGCAAGCTGCCGGCTACATGCTCCGAGGCTACAACCCCAACCCTGGCAAGGGTCCGGCTACCGACGAGGTAATCCGAGGGATCGAGGCGGGCGTCATCTTCGACCTCTCGATCGGCTTCGACACGAGCCGCGGCGGCTGGTACAGGTGCTCGATCTGTGGTGCCGACATGTACGCGGGTGCCTGCCCCCACTACCAGGGGCTCCACTACGACGATGCGGGCAACTACCAGCCTGGCAAGCAGGGAAGGCTCGCCTTCGCCTGGGTCGAGAACGCCCACCTCTCGGAGGTCAGCTTCGTCTATGACGGCGCGACTCCGGGCGCGGGCATCGTCAAGGCGCAGCGGGCCGTCGAGGCAGGGCTGCTGGAGCGAGCCGTCGTCGCTCAGCTCGAGGACGTCTACCAGGTCAGGCTGGCACACCGCCACGCCGTGCCCGACCTCAGTCAGATCAAGGCGGCTGACGCTGCCAAGGAGGGCCGAATGGCCGAAGAGAATCCGATCGTGGAGACGGTTGTGGAGCCAGTGCCAGCGGGCGGGTCGTTCGGCGCCGCGCTCTTCGCCGCTCTGGTCCACGCTCGAGTCGGCAAGGAGCTCTCGGCGGCCAACATCGAGCTGCTCCGGGGCGTTGAAAGCACGCTTACCGAGGCGGGAGACTCCCTCGACGAGGCCGCCACGTCCCTCGCCGACTTCCTCGCCAAGTTCGAGTCTGACGACCAGAAGAACGCGATGGCCGAGCTCGAGTCCAGGGCCAAGAGAATCACAGCGCTCGAAACCCGTGCGACTCAGGCCGAGGCGAGGATCCCGACTCTCGAGGCCGAGGCCTCCGAGGGCAGGCAGTACCGGGCCGATCTCACTCAGGAGTCGCTGGCCTCGGGGGTCCGGGCGCTCGGCGAGCGCTTCGGTCCTGGCGGCAAGCGCCAGACTCAGCCCGCCGTCGAGCTGGAACCCAAGACGGCACGACCCCGCAAGAACACCAGTCAGTACCAGGCGTAACCAGGCAGCCCGCCTAGGGCGGACCAACACTCAGGGCCAAGCGCCCGAAGGAGAACATCCGTGGCTGATCCCAGACTCGCGGTCTCGCACAAGGGCGCCGGCTACCTGGCGCTCCCATTCATCGCCGGCGGCACGGCCGGTACGGCCATCACCTACTCGGCGACCGCAAGCGGTGGCTGTGCCAGCGTCGGTCTGGCCGTCACGCTCTCGGCCGCCAACACGGTCGCGCTCGTCGCCGATGGTGGCGCCGTCCTCGGCAAGCTCCTGCTCGTCGAGTCCGACGGCGTCTGCACGGTCCAGGTCAAGGGTTCGATGACTCTCCCCGGTGGGACGGGCGCCAGCCTCACGCTCGGCAAGAAGATCGTCGGTGCCGTCAACGGCTCTGGCGCGGATGGCTACATCCGCGAGGTCGCCACGGCGACGGCTGCCGAGCTTGGCGTCTGCAAGGGCGAGATCCTCGACGCCGGCACCACGACCGCCGTGGAGGTGCTGCTCTAGCCCTTCAGCCCCTTGCGCCTGCCCGCGACCTCAGTCCCACAACCGCATTCGGACGACGCGCCCTCTGTCACTCAGGCAGGGGGCATTCTAGCGCCCCCGCTGAGGGGTAGGAGAACCAGAATGGCCGAGCCCATCGGAACCACCTCGGCGGTGGTCCGCCCGCACGCCCAGGACCTCCCGATCACGCGCACTCAGTACCGGGAGGCCGTCGACCGCGGACTCTCATTCTCCGCCTATCTCGAGGAGCTCGATCCCTCGGATGGCTACAATGACGGCCTCGACGCCTTCCAGCGCCAGCTCGCGGTGGCGGACATTCGGGTCCGCTCCGATCTGGCGAACGGCGTGCCGGCTCATCGGGTCGAGCGCTTCTGGAACAGCGCTAAATCCGGCTCGGAGAACCTGTTCCCCGAGTACGTCAATCGCGTCTACCGCGCGGTCACGCTCGCGGGATTCGACGACCAGCAGAACCGCTTCTACGCCTCCTCGGTCCCCGTCTCGGCGGTCCTCAACCCTGCGGTCCTCGACCAGATCGTTCGTCAGAAGCAGATCGCGCCGGCGATTCCGCTCTCGGCCATCATCGCCTTCACGAACACGATCGACGGCGCCGCCTATGTCAGTCACTACCTGACGGACGACTCCGACGAGCGGACCATGAAGCGAGTCTCCGAGGGTTCTGAGATCCCAACCGCAATTCTGACGGGCTCCGACCATACGATCCGGCTGCGGAAGTACGGCCGCAAGCTGCGCGCGAGCTACGAGGCGATCCGCCGGAGCCCGATCGACCGGCTGGCGCTCCACCTCGCGCTCCTGGCCGTGCAGGCCGAGGCGGACAAGGTCAACACCGCGATCGACGTCGCGATCAACGGCGACGGCAACACGAACAGCGCCAGCAACTCCAATCTGACGACCCTCGATACCACGACCACGGCGGGCAACCTGACGCTCAAGGCGTATCTGGCCTGGCGGATGGCGTGGCCGAACCCCTACAACTGCTCGGTCATCGTCGGCCAGAACGCCTATATCCTCCAGGCGTTGCTGATGAACACCGGATCGGCCAACACGCCCTTCGCACAGTTCCAGGGCTCCTGGGGCATCGGCGGCTTCCAGCCGATCAATCCGAACCTCGGAGCGACCCGTATCGGCTGGCTGACCAACACGGGGCTCAGCACGAAGCTCCTCGGGATCGACGCGCGCTTCGGTCTCGAGATGGTCGTCGAGGCCGGCGCGACCCTTACCGAGACCGACCGCCTGATCTCAACTCAGTTCAACGAGATCGTGATGTCGGAGTCGGTGGCGTTCGCCGTCCTGGACGCCAATGCCAACAAGACCCTCGACACCGGCGCCTAGCCTGGCCTCCTCTGCGGCGTAGCCTATCCACGGGGCTGAGGGGGTCCACCTGGAGGTAGACCCCATACTGAATCAGCCCCGTCCCTTGGAGGGACAGAGCATCATGGGAATCACGAACTTCGACCAGATCGCACTCGGCGGAATCGCATCCATCAATGGAGCCGAACTCTCGAACATCAAGGCCGCCGTTCTGAAGGGCGGCACCATTCGGTTCGTCGACGCCAACATCGCCGCTTCTGGCAACGGTCTCTCCTGGACGGGCGCCTATAAGACGATGGCCGCGGCGTTCGCGGTCCTGGCATCGGGCGACACGATCATCTTCCGCGGCAAGATCCGCGAGCAGCTCACGTCGCCGGCCCTCATATTCGACGTCGCGGCCTCCACCTGGACAACTCCTGCCGTGGGCGCGACGACGGCTCCTCTGCTGATCCTGCAGCAGCAGGGCTGGAGATTCGTCAACGTCCTCTTTGCTGGCCCAACCGACTCCGATTGTGTCAAGCTGCACCGAACCGAGGAGGGCGCGAATGAGCGGGACGCCTCTCACGCTCAGTTCATCGACTGTCGATTCGCCAGCGGGTACAACGGGATCAACGACACCGGCGGCTGCGCCCACGTGCTCGTCCAGGGCTGCCGCTTCGAGGCGTTGACCAACTTCGCGATCTACGGCGTCGGCAACATCGGCGCCGGCCAGGTCTACTGGCAGATTCTCGACAACACGTTCAACGGCTTCACGAACGGCGTGAAGATCGCCGCCGACGGCTGCCGAATCCAGAACAACACGTTCACCGTTGGCGGCAACCCTGGCACGACGGTCGTGCTGAACATCGTCAACGCGATCGCCGCCAACAACTTCGTGGTCGATAACTTCTTCCAGACGACGACGGCGAACTTCAACACGCCGGACGTCGTTGGGAACGCGAGTGACGTCTGGTACAACGTCAGCTTCGATGGCCAGGCA